GGGGAAAAACGGGGGGGCCCGCGGGTGGGGGGTGGGGGGGGGGGGGGAAGATCAGGCGGTTTGCGGAACGGGTGGCGGATTCGGGGATGTTGGGTGATGATGCCAGCCGCGGGGTGCGTGAGAATCCTGGTAATTTTTATGATCCGCAAAATTATAAGGAGATTGATGAGCGGCTGCGGGGTATGTCTGATGACGAATTGGCGGTGGCGCGTGATGCGGCGCCGGGGGTGGATGGAGATGCGAATATCGCGGTTAAAGCGGGGTTGGAATTGTTCAACCGGAAAGTGTCGCGGGGACAGGATGTACAGGCGGATGTGGAGTTGATGTCCAGGAAGGGGACGATGATCGGGCAGTTGTTGCGGCAGTATGCGGAACTGAAAACGTCCACGCCGGAAGGGCAGTTGATGATGATAGAGGTGGAGTTGGCGCGGGATAAGAGGTATTTGATGAAGGCACAGCGGGAAAAATTTCGGAGGTTGATAGCGGATGATTTTTCGGCACGTGAACAATTGCGGGCGGCGGAACGGATGTTGTTGAGGGATTGGACGGATACGTCGGCAAAACTGGTGGACAGGAAAACGGCGACGGCACAAGAGGTTAACAGGAAATTGGTAATGGCGTATCGGGATGCGGCGCCTCTGCCGGCGCGAAAGATTTTAATCCAGGCATTGCAGGGGAATTTATTGCGTCCGATAAGTCAAATCCGCAATATCGTTGGGAATTTGAGTTTTGCGCCTTTGCGGTGGGGAAGCCAGGGTGTTGCGGCGTGGCTCGATGGGTTGGAAAGTTTGTTTGTGGGGGGGCGGACGGTGTTGAATCCGTTTGTGGGGACGAAAACTGGAGTTTTGGGAGCTTGGAAGGGGGTTAAAGATGCGGGGAACCAGTTTATTGGCCGCCGGACGTTGGAAAAGGTATCTGGGGAGACAATACAAGGGTTCCGTCCTTTGCGCGCGGCTGTGCAGGCGTGGAGCGGCGCGGGATTGGCGGTGACAAAGGATGGGAAGGTGTCGAACGCTGATCGGTTTTTGAAGGCGCTGGAGGCGGTGTTGGGTGCCATGCCGGAGCCGATGTTGAGGATGTTGGCGTTTGGGGATATGCCGTTCAGTGAAGCGGTGCGCGCGCAAACCTTGTTTGAACAAGGGAAATTACGTGGGTTCAGTGGGGAACGGTTGGATCAATTTGTGCGTTTTCCGGATGGGAGGGCTTTGGAAGTGGCAGAAAAGGCGGGGCGAGAGGCAACGTTCCAACAGGAGTCAGGGGCGGTAAGAGGGATAAATGCGTTGATTAAGAATATCGCGCCGGGAAACTGGGAGGTGGCGGTTAGAACGGTTTTCCCGTATGTTAAGACGCCAATAAATCTGATGACGGTTGGGTTGCGCTATGGATGCCCTTTGGTGGCGATAGGCGAGGCGATGTATGCCGGCTGGAAAGGGGATCGCCGTACAATGAATTTGCGGATGGGGGATGCGGTTGTATCGGGGATGATGTACTTGGCTGCGATATATTTGGTGGAGCGAGGGTTGGCGTGGGGGGACCCGGATAGAGACCGTAAACGGCGAGGGTTGCAATATGGCGCTGGCCAGCCCAATAGTTTTAATTGGTCGGGGTTGCTGCGATTGGCGCAAGGCGGGGATATGGCTTGGCGGGTGGGGGACAGGCTTGTGGAGTTTAAGGCTTTGGGGTACCCGGGAATGGTGTTGACTATTATCGCCAATAGCCGGGAAGCAATGTTGAATGAGGGGAGAGTGCCGCAAGATGGTAATATGGGAAAATTGATGGCGTATTTGTCGGCGGCGCTTCCGCAAACCGCAGCGGCAACGGTAAATTTAGCGGTCTTGAAGGGAACAAATGAATTGTTGAACGCCATTATAAATAATCAATATGATCGCTGGTTGATGGGATGGTACCAAGCGGTTGCTGGTTTTGTCATCCCGGGGACGTTACAAAGTGTGAGCCGGGCGCGGATGGATTATCTGCCAGAAGTTGATGGGTTTGCGGATGTGATCAAATCCATGCTGGGTTTGACGGATGATATGCCGTATAAACGGGATTTGTTCGGCCGGCCGATCCGGGTGACGCCGGAAGGGCGGAACCCTTGGATTTATCATTTTGTGGACGTCACGAAAACAAGGAAAATCCCTAATGATCCGTATATCAGGGAGGTTTATCGGGTGTATGTTGAAACGCGGGATGGGGCGGTGATCCCAAGCATCCCGTCACGGCAATTGATTTTGGCGGGTGGGTTACGGAGGGATTTGACGGGCGGGGAATATGAGCAATATCAAAAGTTAGTGGGGATGGAACGGATTGCGCGGGCTAACCGCGTGTTTATTAACCCAAGGTACCAGCGCGCGTCTGGGAATGAGCGGGCTGATATATTACAGAAGATGTGGCGCGAAGGCGCGGAAGCTGGCAAGACGCGGCTGATCAGGGAATTGCGGTGGCGGTGATTGGCGGGGAGTTGTTCAAAATAAAGAAATTTTCCCTTGTATGGCGGCAATAATTGCGGCTAAACCCACGCCGCCAACTATGCCGCAACAAATTATGCCGGCAATAAATAGAATATAAATAACGTGAATGAGGCATGACTTGCCAAAGCCTATTGGCCCGGTTTGTGGATGTTTGATTATGCGGCCATAGATGGCATAAGACGTAATAGAACCAATAATCATTAATAGGATTGTGGATGTGATGTTGGATTTTTCGCTTATTGATTTATGGAGAAACCAAGTTGTAAATCCAATAATAAAACCTGCGCAATTTGAGAGGAATAAAGCTAAATATATTTTGCCGTATGGCGGTGTGAATTTGCAGACCCAGTTTGTGGCGCGGCGCATAATTACAGCAATGACAAGTAACCAGGAGATGGCCTCAACCGCCAAACTTGTAACAGCGATGAATTGACGAAATGTATCCGCTCTTATTATGCCTGTCGTGAATAATCCGCTGGCGATAACAAGAAGGAATGTGGCGGCGGCAATAATTCCCCATGCGACACTTTGGAATTTTTTTTGGCTGTCCATTATTGGTTTATAATATTTGCTGGAATTTGCCGTATGGTTTTGGTAGTGTTCCGCGCGCCGGGCGGAACGCCACTTTAATTTAACGTGGGGAATTTTATATAAAAATGGTGGTTATGTCGAGTTTATTTTCAGACGAAGAGCGGAAACTCTTCGAGCGGCTATGGCCGGCCGAGCAGGCGCATTACCAGGCGGAACGGCCGGAAGCGTTTTGGCCGGCGGAGTTCGAGCAGGACCAGAATCTGTTCCGGAAATATCGGGCATGGCGCCAGGTGGAGGGGCCGGGGGCGAAAATGTTGGACGATCTGTACAAGGGGCACAAGATGTTGCGTCAGGCCAAGAAGGCGGTGGCGGTGATTTAGCGGAGCCGGGATAAGCGCGTGGTGACGGAGTGGTTCCAAGGGTTGTTAATGCAATTGCCGGGTGTGCCGTTTCCTGATATTTTATTACCGGTGGGGGAGTATGTCGCGAATTACAACTCGTTTACCAAACGGCCGATTATTGATAAGGGGTTGGAGCGATTGCCGGCAGAATACCAGTATGGCCCGCATACATCCATCCTCGCGAAGGAAATTGGCGGGATCACAGGGCTTTCTCCCACTAAACTTGATCATCTGGTGACTGGGTATTTTGCTGGACTGGGCCGGATGGGGCTTTATGCATCCGATTTGGTGTTGGCGCGGGCGCTGGCGTTGGAGGTGCCGCCGCCGCCGGCTAAACGCGTCGGTGATTTGCCGATGATAAGGGGATTTGTGTCGGACTCGTATTCTCCCGGTAAGTATGTGGATTATTTTTACAATGGAGTTACGAAAGCCGAGCAAGCAATTGCTGCGCCGCGGGACTTGGTGCGCGGCCGGGATGTGGTGAAAAGCGCGGAGTTTAAGAAAAGCGGGCATGATAAATTGTTGTGGTATGCAACGCCGCTGGATAATAAGGGGACGACGCGGATTTCGGTGATTCGCGAAGCGGTTGCGGCCATGAATAGTAAGGCAAAATCAATGGCTTTGGTTAGAAACGACATGGAAATCAAGTCGGAAGAAAAGCGGGAAAGGCTGATTAATCTGAAGGATCAGCGTGACCGGATCGCGGAACGGCACATGATTTTTCTACATCCGGATGATCGGTGAGTTTATCTGAAAATAAAACTCGAAGGAAGCCAGTGTAGGAAAATACTGATAGACAGCAAGCTAAGAATGATTATGTTATATCGGTTGAAAAGCATTACTCTGAAGCATGAAATAATACCAGTAAAGTATGAATAATGTCCTGTTGCGCACAATTTGTCAATATGATAGGCGGAATGAACGGTTAACCATGTTGCAAATGGCATAATTGAACTAATTAAAAGCGAAGGAAAGTGATTTTTAATATCCAAAAAACCAAAATAGTCGCCGGTAATCATTTTAGTTATAATTAATAAAGGAATAATGGCTGGTGGAATAAATGATAACCACGCAATCATTATTATACAATTATGATCTTCCCTTGCACAGGCTTCTAATGTAATTACTGTAACAAGAAAAGGTAGAGACAAAAAATATAGAAAAAGAATCTTGGCGGTTGAAGCGGTCGGGTCTTGGTTTGCAGAAAATAATGCGCCGTATATTATGATTGCAACCGGGATAATCATCCACACTGCCGACACTATATTAAGTAAGGGATATTTTGGGGCATTTCGATTCATATTGCTTCTTGTATTGTGTGGTTTATAAGGAGTTTGAGTAAACCGAGTTCCGACACGTATTGCTTTGTTTCCCGAAGGAAAATTGTTCCAGACAGGGGAAATGCTCTACGTTTCCACGGCTCTGAAGGCGGACGCCGCCGCCTTGCCGGAGCATTTCCCCCATTCCGCCGGCGCGCGGTCTGAAACTGTGGTCTGGGAGCGGAGCGAACCCGCCCAACACCCGCCGGCGACAGGTGTTCCTCCAAATTCGTCCACGGGACAAAGCACCGGCCCCGCAACGATGGCGCTTGGACCAGACCATCCAACTTAATGCGAAAATATCACGGGTGGGCGGGAAAATGTCAAGCAAAATTTGCGGAATTCGCCAGTGAATGGCGGCCGGCGGATATGGCGTGGGACGGTCGGCGCCGCCGGATCAAGGAAATCAAGACGGCGCGGGTAGGGACGTTGATATTTATGCATGATGGCCGGTTGCATGGATATTACGGGCCGCGCGCGTTGGCGGATTCGTTCGAGAATGAACCCGCGCCGGTTTTGGATTTGATCGCGAGATTGTGCAGCAAAGGGATGGCGCCGCTAAAAGCAATGTTCACGGCCGCAAATCCGGCGTTCTGGCCGGTGGCGTTTGCGCGGGATGTGCAGTCGTTTAACCGGCGGATGCCGGGAATGGCGCGGCAATGGCAAAACTGGATGCCGGGCGGTATGTTCCTGTGGTATGCGGCGCCGGCCATGCGCGCGGCATGGAGCACGATCAAGGGCCGGCCGAATGTGGTTGGTGCTGACGCATTGCGCCGGGGGATGCTGATATCGCGCGGCGCGGGATACATGGGGCAATTTGAGGATGACGAGCTGGAGCGGATGATCCGCCGGCGGGGATTACCGTATGTGATGGGCGAAGTGCGCGGCAAGCTGGATAAACTGCGGGATATTTGGTCGGCATGGATGGAATATGGTCAGTTTTTCGAGCGAACCGTGAAGATTGCCGGCATGATGTACATGGATGAGAAACAGCCGCGCGCGCCAGATGGGATCAAAGCTATTACGGTACGGAAGTGGGCCGGTAGTCCAGATTTTATGGAAAAGGGGGCGTTGAATTGGTTCATTGATTTGGGTTGGATATTCTTTAATCCCGGGAAGGAAGGCGCCAGGTCCGAATGGCAAACCTATACAGGGTATAACGGCGAGCCGGGGCGCAAAGGCGAGATGTTCTGGCAGACTTTGCGGTGGATCATTATACCCGCGCTGGTGTTGGAGGTATTTCGCCGCACGAAATCCGAATGGGCAGAAATGTACCAAGAAGGTCCCAGTGAAGCCGAGCGCATGGCTAATAGATGTATACCGCTTGGCTGGCACGATAAAGCCAACCGCGAGGCATATTATTTGAGATTACCAATGGATCCTTCACAGCGTCCGCTGTCGGCCGTGGTGGATGCGGCGATTGCAAGTGCCATGCAAGAAGGCCAGCCGGCCGACTGGGGCGCCGCATTCACGACCGCTGGGCGGGAGTTGCCCGGAGCCAATCCGATATGGGGATTGGCGGCAGATTGGAAAACGTATTGGTTTGGCGGTAATCCGTATGATGATTTCCGGGGGCGGGCGGTGCTTACCGATGATGAGCAAAAAGCGCGTCCGGAAACAGCTATTCCCGGACTGAAGGCAATGGGACGGCATACATGGAACTCCACGGTGGGATCACTGGCCGGGCGCATTCCTGATCCTGCCCAGTCGGGAGATTCACCGCTGACGGTGCCCAAAGGAATATTGCGCCTGCCAGTTGTGGGGCAAATGCTCGGCCGGTGGATTAAGATCAGCAATGCCGGCTACCGCGAACGAATGGCAAAGCCGTTACAAACGCCAGAGGCTAAGCAAGCGGTGGCGCGGATGGATATCAGGGATGCGGTGGTTGAACAAACCCGAACAGGCCAATTACCGATGGATGTGTTGACCAAGATTGCCCAAGGGAAATACCTATATGACGCCTATGGTGACGCTAAATTAACGCCAGATATGGAACTCGCCAGGTACTACTGGACACACTACCAAAACGCGGCTGAAAACGCGGTAATGGGGACTGCGCCAATCGAAATGCGCCTCCTGCGCCGGCAACCCACGCGCGCCCTCCGCCAGTCCATGGCCGCCGAAATCATCGCGGATCAGAATCGTTTAAAAAAATGATAGCAATATACCCACAACTTTTTTCCAATATTCTACGTCTTCTTGAAATATGTCATTCCATTTTGCCGATTTGATATCATTGAACGGCTGGTTATTCAATGCGGATCGTGCTATTTCAAGTTGTTGATCAAGAATGTCTCCGTCACAATCCAATACCTGTTTATACTGGATTTTCAACTTCATTAGAGCTAGATCAAGTTCGTACTTATCGCCGCGTGGTTTGCCTTGTGGTTTGCTTTTTTGCCAATTATCGTGAATCTTACGATTTTCTTCATAATATTTTTTCAATGCTTCTTTATGGTTAATTTTATTATTGTATGCAATGATAAATTTATTTATTGCGTCAGACAGGGCGGAGCAGCCATCTAGCTTTTCCCAAATATAATTTTTTGAATCACTTCTAAATTGGATTATTTGGGCACGTCGAATATCGTTGTATGTATCAAGCAAATCATAACAAAATTGTTCGATATCATATAGTATGGACGCTTGTAGGCTGTAATCATTGATGGAAAATGTTTGCCAAGTAATGTTGTCTAAACGATATCCGTAGCGCCGGGGATTGGCGTAACGTGTTTGCGAGAGCGTCCAATCGTCAGGATTTGTTGGCCGAGAAATGTAACTTGCCACACCTAATACTATTCCAGATTCATTATCTATAATAGGACTGCCACTGTTACCGCGAACAAAATTTGCATTAACTTCTATCAAATCAGGTCCAACTCCAATTATTGAACCGGTAATCAATGTGGCGACTCCGCCGCCAATCGAGTTTCCAATAATCGTGACAGGAGCCGAAAGGATTGGTTGCTGTGGTGGTTTTGCGTTGCAGGATAAGACTGATAGGTTGTTGGTTTGCAGGATTTTGATACGGGCAATGTCTCGCCCATTCGCAATTTCAATCGCGGTATTGTTAAGTTGAAGCAACTCGCCTGATAGTTTTTTTGCTATTATGGGCCAGTCGCGTGTAATGTGCTCACAAGTGATCAACCATGTTGCACCATCCATGTAAATAATAAATCCGGACCCTGCGTTATTGGCTGATGTGATAATCGCAACACTATCTTGAACTTTTGAATACATCGTACCGGGTGATGAATCACTATTGGATGTAATTTCCCGAGCAAATAAGGGACAAAAGCTCAAAGATAACATCATGCTCGCAACAAAACGATTGTTCATGATGGTTTTTCACTCCCGGATCAGGTTTTGCATGGTGGCCAAATCGCTGCGGATGGCAACTTGATATTTGGCGACATAGTTTTGCCACTTATCCAAGACGCTTTGGACGTGACGCGCTTGCATTTGGCTTGTGTTAAGTCCGCCTTTAAGGCTGGTGTATTTTTGGTTCTTGGCCGCCTTGTAGGCTTGGATACAACTTTCACGTTCGGTATATGCATTGTTCAACCGTGAGCAAATCCCGCAAACAAGATTCCGCGCCGGCTCAGAAATTATTTTATTGTTATATTCGATTTTTGATGTTGATGCTATGCGGTTTAGTTTGTCATATGGGGAAGGAATTTTCACATTAAGAGATGTTGTGAATATCGAGTTCGCGACGTCATTGAGTATTTCCGCATAAGGTTGTGCCGATGGCCGGGAAACAGCATGGGGTTGATCGTGTGAAACATTGGTAAGAATTGGCAATTCCGTCGCCTCCAGCATAGGCAATTCATCCGTGCTACGGAAATACCGCCAAGCAAAACAACCGCCAACGAAAAGGACGATAATTAAAAAATATTTAAACTTTCCGGATGATGGTGTTTTGACAATAATCTTGCTTGATGACGACATGGGTGGTTACCTTTGATATTTGCTATTACGAGAATTTTGCCACGCAGTTTTTAAATGTCCAGTTTTTTAAAAATAATTCTTGACAGCGGTTAAATTTTTTATATTTTCAGAAGGCAAAGACACGGGGTCGTTTTTTATCGGGAATCCGCGTGACTGACTTTAGGGTTCCCAAGCATCAGATTTAATCCGGGCAGGTCTATTGCGGCAAACAGAGAACCAATCACAACGTCGCATAATATATCTTACCCTGTTTAAATTGTCGGTTATATATACAAAATGTAGTGGTATGCGTTCTATAGCATAACAGACGCCACAAGAGAGTAAATCTTAAACACGGAGGCCACTATGTCACCACGATTTGCAAGAGCGGTGTTTCACTCCTATCCAAATAATAATTGTATAATCACTATTAAAACCGGTAATGGTGATTATTTCGAGTTGGTTGCGCTTGACCAATACCATGCCGAAACCAAACTCCACGAGTTTGTCAGCACAAATAACCTTATATTGGTCGAATGTGCGGGATTTAATACTACTAGGCGTAGCGTTACGCGTCAAGCCGCCAATAGTCCTATGGCCAATCGGCCGGTAGCCTCGCCGATTGCTATGTCCCGGTCCTCGTCTTCCCCTCGTGCATCGTATAGGAGATGCTGATGCCTAATACGTCACTCATAACGTCTGATGATCGACAGTTAAAACTGCCGTTGTCGGCGTTGTCGGATCAGATGGACGATGCTTTTTTTTTAGCGGAGGAAAGCAAGCGTGAATTCACCGGTGCGCGTCTTTTTTCCAAACACCCTGAAACATACAGAGCAGTGGTTACACTCTTGGCTGAAGGACTGGGCGTGATCCGAATTGGAAAGATACTGGGTGTATCACCAAATACCGTCTTAGCGGTGCGTGAGCGTGAAGGCGCAAATGTAGATATAGAGAAAAAGCGACTGTCAGATTTGTCCCGGGCGACGGCATCAATGTTAGTCGAGGGTATCGTTGACATGCTGTCGGATTCGGACCGTGTGGCGAAGATGTCGTTGAAGGACCGCGGGATTGTATTCGGCATTCTCTCTGAGAAATCAGAGTTGTTAGCCGGCAATCCTACAGCCCGGCTGGCCGTGGAAGATGGGATGGGATTGGAAGATTACCTGCGGATGATGCGTGAGGCGGCAGCCCAGACCGGTTTGGGGGAGGAGAAAAAAGGGGAAAGGGTGGCGGATGGGGTGGTGGTGGCGCCGCGGAGTCAGCCTGGTGCGACACCAGCACTCCAGCCGGCGCTGTTAGATGGGGACGTCAGTGGCGACGCCAGTGGATCAGGTGCAGACGGCAGCAAGGATGAAGATGGCGGTGCCGGCGGTCACCAGGCTGGATGTCGCGATGCGGCCCGTCCGGCGGTGATCCAAGCGGAGGTTTTGGAGCATGAAAATTCGACTCCAGAAGCTACCAGGGATGGCAACCCACCGGGTTTTGTAAAGGCTTGATTTTGCGCGGCTTAGGATTTTATGGTTTTCTTGACGGTTTTAATAATTTTAACCAGATTTTGTAAAGTGCTGTCTATCAACATATTATAGATTTGGCGAATAAGACATATTTATTAATTATGCGACGTTGGAGGTGCGGGATGAAAGAGTTAATTATTGCGGTTGGGATGATTCTGATGGCGGGTGTGGCGGCGTCAGCGGTGGTGGATGGGTGGCTTTATCGTGGGGTGAAGCCGGCGGATCGGACGGATCCGGCGGATTGGACTGATGGGTGGGCAAGGCGGCGGATGGAGCGGAGCGCCTGGGTGCGTATGGCAATTCCTGGGCTGGTGCGGTCGGGTGCCATTCGATTTTGCAGGTGAGGGATTGGATTTCTGCGGTGGTGACGGACTGATGGTGGAACGGCGCCATGTGATTTGGCGCCGGGCACAGGCGGGATGTCCGGCGGCTCCATACCGGCGGGGGGGGGTGCGGGTTGGGCGCGCGCGTGCTGAAGTATAAATGGGTTTGCAGCACGTAAAATTTTGGGCAAATGGCGTGACGCTGAACGATCCCCAGCGCCATGTTGCGGGAAACAGGGGTCAAGAGGAGGTTGGTATGGCGGAAGAATCAGGGGCGCAGACTAAAAAAACGGGCCGTAAGGAGCTGGTTCTCCAGACACTTGTGGACCGGAAACGGAGTCTTATGGGAAAGCTGGCCGCGATTGACAAGTCCATTGAGATTTTATCCAAGTCCGAAGATGCGGCGCTGGTGTTGGATTCTCTGCACGATGCTGGAATCCGATGAGCCGTGAAAAAAGTCGGGGCGGCCGCCATTGGCCGCCCTGATTTTGGAGGTTGGGGGGGATGAAAAAAAAGACTGGGCGGGGGCGGGTTGAGTTGTGGGTGGTTAGTGAGGCGGAGACGGCGCGGCGGCTGGGGATCACGCAGGAGCTGGTGCGGGAGTGGCGCTCGGAATGGCTGTATGAGCATGAGGATTGGGGATTGGTGGGGCGTGAAATCCGGTACACGGAAGGGGGGATTGAGAAGTTGCGGGGAATCTTAAAAAAAACCCTGCCGGCGGGCGCCATGGCGGGCGACCTGAGACGTAAGCTGTTGCCGGCCAGGGCGGCGAGTCTGGAGGGCTTCAAGGGGGACGTGGGGGCGATTGTGAAGGCTGTCACGGTGACGCGGGTGATGGTGAATAATCCGCAGTTCATGGAGGGAAGGCTTGACGGGCAGGATGGCATTGTGCTGGTCCGGGTGCGGGATAATCGAAACTTTCTGCCGGGGATGGTGCTCACGTCGGAGAAGCTGGAGCGCCGGCATGATCGGCTTTTCTATTTCATCGGCAGGTATCCAAAATCAAGGGGGAGATGGTGAAGGCATTGAAGATTATCAGCGAGCGAGTAATGAAGGCCGGATACGTTCTGCGGCGCGAACTGTGCGAGTCGCCGTGTAAAGGCGAGCCGCCGTATGAGTGGACGATGGCCTACACACCGCAAGGCCTCTTCATAGGGGATCCGCGCATGGCCTGGCAATTGTGCGTGAAGCGCGGGATCAGGCCGGAGGGACGGGCGACCGATAGCAGCGTGGCCTCCGTCGGGTTCAGCGGGAAGGACGGCAAATGGTACGGATGGAGCCACCGGGCCATTTGCGGGTTCAAGATCGGATCAAAGTGCCGCCGGGGGATGTGTCATTACATGCCGCGTAGTCGCGGCGGACGTGGGGCATGGGTGGCAAAGACAGTGGCGGACGCCCGCCAGATGGCGTGCGACTTTGCGGCAGGTGTTTCGTGAAGGCGGACAGGACAATATCAAAAACTGGGGGGATTATGGGAACGGAAATTGATGGGATGTGGCCGGAGCGGGTGCCGGGGAAGGATGAGTTTGTGCGGGTGAGGGAGGAGGCAGAGCGGAGTTGCATGGCGTTGGGGGATGATGTTTGTGTGGATGTGGGGTGGCTGGTGGCGGATGATGGGAGCGCGCGGTGGCGGGTGGCGATTGAGAATGCGGATCCGTGTGATTCGGCGTTGGCGCGGTTGATTGAGGCGGAGTTGTTGAGTGTGGGGATTAAGGCGGTGGTAGTGTGGGATTAGGGGGTGGGGATGGCGAGTTGGCTAAAGTTGCATAGGAGGCTGCTGGAGCATCCCAGGGCGGGCGATCCGGGGTGGATGGCTGTCTGGGTGCGGCTGCTGCTGGGTGCGGCGTATGGGCGGCGTGTGGTGGAGTTTCGGGGGGTGGAGGTGGAGTTGCGGGCGGGTGAGATGGTGGTGAGTGTGCGGGAGTTGGCGGTGGCGAGTGGAATAACCTACCCAAAAACACGGCGGATTCTGGAGTGGATGGTGGCGGATGGGCAGGTGGTTTTGGAGTCGGATGGGGCAAAATCTTTGGTCAAAATAGTGAATTGGGGGCTTTATCAGGGAAAATTTAGCGGCGCAGCTTCCGGCGCAGGTGACGATTGTGTAAGTGGCTGTAATGCAAGTGGTTGGGGTGTAAAAATTTTAAAAGCGGCGCAGGCGGCGGCGCAGAAATTGACCGGCGCAGCTTTCGGCGCAGGCGGCGGCGCAGCTTCCGGCGCAGGGGTGGCTGGCGTAAAAGATTGTTTAGCAGCATGTTGCGATGATGAAAAAAACGAAGCGGCGCAGCTTCCGGCGCAGGCGGCGGCGCAGCTTCCGGCGCAGATGGGGGGTGACCTATATAAGGTATTAGAAGGTAAGAAAGAAGAGCAGAGCGCGCGGGCGCGCGAGCGTGTGCAAGGGGGCGGGGGAAATCTGGCGGATCGGGCGGATCTGACGGATCAGGAAAATGGGAATGCGCCGGGGGGCGCGAAGGAGGTGGATGTGAGTTTATTGGAGTGGCAGGGGTTGCTGGGTGATTTTCGGAAATGTCATCCGCAGTGTGCGGGTGTGCCGGAGATGGCGTTTGTGGCGAAGTGCCGGGCGGTGTGTGCGGCGCCGTGTGAGGTGCGGGCGGCGATCGAGGAGATCGGGATGGATTACGCGGGGGCGGCTTTCGCGGCTTCTGCTCCACCGTTGCGGGTGTTGGGGTGGTATGTGGAGAGGGCTAAAAAACCGCAAAAAAAAGAAGGCGGCGGGGGCGGGAAGGTGGAATGCGGGCGGAAGGTGTTTCGGGGGTATGGGGATGAGTTTGTGGAGGAAGCCGCGGGGTCGGACGCGGGAGAAAAAAAGAACGGCGCCGCCGGCCAGGCGTCGGGGAATGGAGGGAGTCATGCAGGAAGTTGATAACGCGGGACGGGTGGAGGATGAGCGGGTGAATGCGGCGGCGGAGCCGGTGGCGCCGGTGCAGGAGCAGGGGAAGATCAAGCGGCGGCGGGTTCAGGAGACGGAGGCAGGGAATTTCCGGACGGAGGATGAGGCGGAGACGCCGCATGATCAGGAGTTTTCGGCGGTGACGGAGAGCGCGGGGCGGTCGGTGGCACTGGCGGGGCACACGGAGGCGGCGGCGGAGCCGGGAGTGCCGGATGGGAAAGGGGAAAAGCCGGCGGATCGGTTGCCGGAGGAGGTGGTGACGAGTGTGTTCCCGGGCGGGTTTGCGAATCATGGGCGGGATGCGCATGGGAATCCGTCGGGTGGGTGGAGCCGTGGGATCGGGATTGATATCAAATGGCAGGACGGGCCTTTGGGGCGGGGGGCGGAGAGGAAGGAACCGAATGGGGCGTTTGTGGAGACGGTGATTCGGGCGGTGATGGACCGGTTGAATTTTTATCAGAATTCACGGTTTGTGTGCGTGGAGAATGCGACGGCGATTAATCATTTGACGCTGGCGCTGGCGGCGCTGGAACGGCGGACGCGGGGGCGTGAGTTGCGGGAGGTGGAGGGGACGTATGTGGTGTGAGTGAGTGATGGGGGGCGGCCGGTCCGGAGGGTATAGGGCCGGGCCGGCCGCTATGGGTTGGGGACGGATCGGACTGATCGGGCGGATCTGACGGATCGAAAAAAGGAGGAAGAAGATGAGGGAAATGCCTTGGAGTTTGGAGGCGGAGCAGGGGGCGATTGGGGCGATGTTGGTGGATGGGGGACGGGTGGTGCCGTTTGCTTTGAATGTGATGCAGTTGCCGGAGGATGGATTTTTTTCGCGGGGGCATCGGTTGGTTTATTCGGCGGCTTGTGAGTTGTTCCGGGCGGGTCGGCCGGTGGATGTGCTGACGGTGGGGGACAAGCTGGGGGATGCGGGAATGGCGGAGGTTGGGGGCGCCGGATATTTGTCGAATTTGGTGGCGGAGTTGCCGACGGCGTCGCATGCGGAGTACTACCTGGATATTGTGCGGCAAAAGTGGCTGTTGCGGCGGCAGGTGGGGTTTTGTCAGGAGATTCTGGGGTTGTGTTTCGAGGATGGGAAGTCGGGGGATGATGTGCTGTCTGTTTCGCGTGATCGGTTTTTGGCGGTGGTGGGTGAGGTGGTGCGTGAGCGGAAGATGGGTGATTTGTGCGCGGAGCTGGTGGTGGATTGGGAGGAGGCGCGGCGCCGGAGGGAGGCGGGCGAGGAGGGACTTTCTGGGTTGCCTACGCCGTGGCGGACGTTGAATGAGTTGACGGGCGGGATGCAGGGCCTTTGGATTCTGGCGGGGCGGCCAAGCCAGGGGAAGACTACGGTGGAGGATAATATTTTTGTGGGGCTGGCGGAGCAGGGGGTTCCGGTGGGGCGGGTGACGTTGGATATGTCGGCGAAGCGTTTGTTGGCGCGAGCGGCGGTGCGGAAGGCGGGGGTGAGTTTACCGAAGCTGAAGGCGGGGTTTGGGACGGCGAGCAATATGGCGGCGGTGCGTGAGGCGTTGGGGTTGATTGAAAAATACCCGATGTTTATCAATGATCGGGATCGGGAGGTGCATGGGATTTGTTCGTGGGCGCGGGGGATGAAGTTGAAGCATGGTATCCAGGCGTTGAGCGTGGACTACGTGCAGCAGGTGACGGTGTCGGCGCCAGGTGTGCGGATGTTTGGGGAGAATCAGGAGATCACGTTTGTTTCGCAGATGTTTAAGGGTCTGGCGAATGAGCTGGGGATTCCGATTGTGTTGTTGTCGCAGCTTAACCGGAATTCGGATACGGGGGAGCGGGTGCCGCGTATGGCGGATTTGCGGGGGTCGGGGAGTCTGGAGCAGGATGCGAGTGTGGTGGTTTTGAGTTACCACGACAAGGACGCGCCGGATCAGGATAAGGGTGGGAAGCGGCCGCAGTGGCTGAATGTGGCGAAGAATCAGGACGGGGAGACGGGGGAAATTCCGTTTTGGTTTCGGGCGAATTATTTCCGGTTTGATGAGACGGAGGGGTTTGAGGTGTAGCGCGCTGTTTTTCGGGGTTAAAATTGGAAGGGGGATGGGGTGAAGAAAATTAATGTGGCGGATTTGTTTTGCGGGGGCGGGGGAACAAGTCAGGGGTTGATTCGCGCGGCCCGCGCGTTGGGCGTCGCGGTGGATTTGCTGGCGGTGAATCATTGGCCGGTGGCGGTTCAGACGCATGCACGGAATCATCCACGGGCGCGGCATTTGTGCGCGGATTTAGGGAGTGTGGATCCGAGCAAGGCGATGGATGGGCGCCAGTTGGATTTGCTGGTGGCGAGTCCAGAGTGCACGCATCACAGTATCGCGCGTGGAGGGCGGCCGTGCAGTGATCAGAGCCGGGCGAGTGCCTGGCACGTTGTGCATTGGGCGGAGCGGCTGGAGCCGCGTGAAATTTTGGTTGAGAATGTGCGGGAGTTTGAGACTTGGGGGCCATTGACAAAGAAGGGGCGGCCGAATAAGCGGTTGCGCGGGAAAACGTTTTTGGCGTGGGTGGCGGCGTTGCGTAGTCTGGGGTACACGGTGGATTGGAAGGTTTTGAACGCGGCGGATTTTGGGGATGCAACAAGCAGGCGGCGGTTGTTTGTGAGGGCGAGTCGGCGCGGGGTGATTCAGTGGCCGGCGGCGGAGTATGCCGGGCGGTGGCGCGGGGCGCATGAGATTATTGATTGGTCATTAAAGGGTGAAAGTATTTTTCGGCGGCAGCGGCCGCTTAAACCGAATACGTTGCGGCGGATTGAAGCGGGATTGAAAAAGTTTGGCGGGGAAAAGTTTGTTGTGTTGCTGAGGGGGACTGATAGCGGGCAGGAAGGGAGTTGGTCGCGGTCGGTGGATGAACCGTTACCGGTGATCAGCGCGGGCGGTGTGCATGCGGGGTTGTGTGAGCCGTTTTTAGTGGAGTACCATGGAAACAAGAATGACTGTGTTGAACGGGTAAGGTCGGTGGATGCACCGTTGCCGGTGCAGACGACGGAGAACAGGTTTGGTTTGTGCCAGCCGTTTATTACAAAATATTACGGCGCCGGGGCGGGAGTGAAGTCGGTGGCGGAGCCGTTGGATACGGTGACGGCGCGGGATCGGTTTGGGTTGGTTGAACCGGGGCGGATGGATATTTTTTTCCGGATGTTGCAGCCGCATGAGTTGGCGGCGGCGATGGGATTTGATGAGGGGTATGTGTTTTATGGGACGAAGTCGGACCAAGTGCGCCAGATTGGGAACGCGGTTGCTGTCCGGACGGCTGCGGCGTTGTGTGGTGAAATTTTACAGGGGATGTTATGACACGGGAACGGATGGGGGATACGCGGAAGAGTGTGACGCATCGGGCGGTGATTTTTGCGCAGGAGGGGCGGGTGAAGTTTTTTATCACGGTGGGGCTGTTTCCGGATGGGCGGCCGGGTGAGATATTTTTGACGTGTGATGAGAGCGGGTCAACACTGGATGGGTTTTGTGATTGCTGGGCCATCGCGGTGAGTATGTTGTTGCAGGTGGGGACGCCGGTGTCGAAGTTGGTGGAGAAGTTCGCGTTTCAGGATTTTGAGCCGCGGGGGGAGTGCGGGGGGATGGGATTTGCGCATTCGGTGGTGGATTATGTGGTGCGGTGGATGGAGAAGGAGTTTGGGAATCGGACGGATCAGGCGGATCGGACGGATCCGGGGAGGTGAGTATGAATAGGGCGGAGATCGGGGGGTTGTGGGCGGTGGAGGTGCATGCGCTGGGGGCGGTGCGCGTCCGGCAGGTGCGTGATTTGGTGGAGGTGAATGGGGCGTTGGCGCGGGCGCGGGGGCCGGTTGATCGGATGGTGGTGTGGGTGGGGTCGGATTTTGAGGAGGCGCGACAGGTGGAGTTGGAGGTGAAGCGGGCTAGGCGGGAAGGCGGATGATTTCAAATTTGAAATTTCAGATGGGGGGGATAATGAGTTTGATTTATGAACCGAGTGGGAAGGCGCGGGAGTATTCGCCGCTGGCGTTGAGTGTGTACCGTGATGGGTGTGATCACGGATGCGTGTATTGTTATTGCAAGGGGGTGATGAGGGGGAATTGGGGTTTGATTCCAAGGGCGCGGAAGTTTGATTGGGTGCAGTTGGCGAGGGAGGCGGCGGCGGCAAAACGGCAGGTGTTGTTGTCGTTTGTGGGGGATCCGTATTGTGGGGTGGAGAAGTTGGAGGGGCAAACACGACGGGTGTTGGAGTTGTTGGGGGAGCATGGTTGTTCGGTGGCAATTTTAACGAAGGGTGGTGATCGGGTGTTGCGGGATTTGGATTTGTTCAAGGGATGGCCTGGGGGACGGATTAAGGTGGGGATGACGTTGACGTTTGCGCGGGCGGCGTTGGCCCGGACGTTTGAGCCGATGGCGCCGGCGCCGTGGTGTCGGATAGAGACGCTAGACGAATTGGCGGCGGCTGGGGTGCGGACTTGGGCGAGTATTGAGCCGGTGATTTATGAGGATGAGTCGCTGGCTGCTATTGAGTGGGGGTTGGCAAGCGTGGATGGGTATATGGTGGGGATGTCGAGCGGGATGGAGGATTTTCCGGTGGATTGGGGCAGGTTTGTGGTGCGAGCAGTGGAAATGATCCGGCGGGGCGGGCGGAAGGTGTATGTGAAGGAAGGATTGAGGAAGTATGCGCCAGTGGATTTTCTGCGGGCGGAGGAGTGTGATGCGGACGCGCATTTTGTGGGGGATCGGATATGAAGGTGTTGCGGCATAGGCGGGTGGCGTTGCCTGGGATGGAGGATGTGGCGGCGGTGGCAAAGGTGAAGGGGGTGACGCGGGATGAGGCGGCGCGGATTTTGCTGGAGGTGCGGGCGAAGGAGATCGAGCTGGAGGAGAGTGATCCGCTGCGGTTCGGGTTCGAGCCGGATATCTGGAAGGTGTGTGATGCGTTGCTGGGGTTTGAGTGGTGTTTTGATAAGGGGTTTTTGCGGAGATGCAGGAAGAAATTTTATCCGGCGGATCGGACGGATCTGACGGATCAGGGGCAGACCGGGACGGGGGCGGCCCGGCTCCAAGGAGTTTCGGATGGGGATGTGTGGTTGGAGTTTGGGCGGCGGATGCGGAAGTTGTTGGGATTTGTGAAGCCGGTGAAGATGCTTTTGATCATGGGTGGGAATCGGGCGGGGAAGACGGAGTATGCGGCGAAGCGGTCCATGATGATGATGGCGCAGAAGACGAATGGGCGGGTGTTCGCTATGCATATGAGTGATCCGCGCAGCGTGCGGGATCAGCAGCCGCTGTTCTGGAGGTATATGCCGCGTGAGTGGCAGGTGCAGCAGGCTAGTGTGATGACGTATATCAAGTATAAACGGAAGACTGGTTTTTCTGAGAATTCGTTTATTACGCCGATTGGGAGCGAGGCGACGTTTCTGAATTATATGCAGGATAAGGATGTGGCGTTGCAGGGGCTGGAGGCGGATTGGGTGTGGCCGGATGAGTTGGTTCCGGCGGATTGGCTGGAGGATATCGCGTTCCGGTTGGCGAGTCGGGAGGGGCGGGCGGTGCCGACGTTTACGCCGATCAATGGGTATACGCCAAGTGTTAAGATTTTTTGCGATGGGGCAACGGTGGCGCGGCGGTCGCGGGCGTATTTGTGTCCGGTGGATGGTGGGGATTGGGATGAGGCGGGGGCGCTGGGGTTGTCGCGGGCGCAGTATGAGGAGGTGTGGCGGGCGGCGGAGTGCAAGCCGCCACGGCCGGCGCTGGCGCCGGAGTGCGTGCCGGAGGATTGTCTGGGGTGGTTGGGGGAAAAGGATGCAGGGGAAGGGGCATGGCCTGCCATGCCCGTACAAGCGGGGCGGAGGTTTGAGGAGTTGCCGCGGGTGATGCGGGGTGTGGATGAGCGGAAGGGGGTGGTGTTTTTTTATCCGAGTGATAATCCGTATGGGGCGCCGCGTGAGGTGATTGCGGCGTTGCGGGGGAAGGCAAGGGGGTATGTGCGGGAGCGGTTTTATGGGCAGGCGGAGCGTTCGATTTCGGTGATGATTCCACGGTGGAATCGGGCGGTGCATGTGGTGAAGGCGGGGGATGTGCCACGGCGTGGGACGATTTATATGTGTATGGATCCGGCGAGTGACCGGAATTGTTTTATGAGTTGGTTCCGGGGGGTGGGGTCGGATGCGTTCCTGTATCGGGAGTGGCCGGGGAATTATTTTATTCCGGGGGTGGGTGTGCCGGGGCCTTGGGCGATTCCAAGCGGGAAGCGGGACGGGCGGAATGATGGGGCGCCAGGCGAGGGGGCAAAGCCGTCGTTCGGTTTTGGGAATTTGCGGATGAAGTTTGAGCTGGCGCGGCTGGAGGGGTGGGAGGATTGGCGGCGGTGGCGGGCGGGTAGCGCGGCAGGGCGTGATTATCCGGATGAGGAGGAGCTGGCGGAGTGGGATGAGCGGAATGGGGCGGATGAGGTGATTGAGGCGCGGTTTATTGATAGCCGGGCAGCGAGCGCGCCGCGGGTGGAGAATGACCGGCCGGTGACGTTGCAGACGCTTTGGGATGAGCTGTGTGTGTTTTTTTATCTGACGCCGGGGGGTGATATTGCGGATGGGGTGAGCAAGATTAATTCGGCGTTGGATTATGAGGGGGATTTGGTGGATGGGCGGTGGGAGTTTGTGCAGCGGCCGCATTTTTTTGTGTGTGAGGATTGCGTGAATTCGATTTACGCGTTGGAGAATTGGATGAATGCGGATGGGCAGCATGGGGCGTGCAAGGATCCGATGGATTTGATTCGTTATTTTTTCATGGCGGGATGTGAGGATGTGGGTGGGTTGGGTTTGGCGTGCCGGGGCGGAGTGGCGTATGGGGGTGGTGGCGCCGGCGGCCGGCGCGATTCCAAATCTCAGATTTCAAATTTCAGAGGTAGGAGGGGAATGGGATTCAGGAGGGGGATATGAGGAATACGGTGTTTGTGGGGAGGAAGGAAGTTTGTGAGTTTTTTGGGGTGACGAAGGATGATTTGTATAAGGCGGAGCGGGCAAGGAAAATTCACCGGGTGAAGTTGCCAGGGCGGAAGTATGGGAAGTTTTTGCGGGCGGAGGTGGAACGGGTGTTTGGAAAATTGGTGTAAAGGAGGGGCGTATGTGGCACAGGAAAGTGGTGGTGAAGCGGGCGCCGGTGATGTCGTCGGCTGAGATTCGTGGGGAGTTGGCGGTGGATCCGGATGCGCCGGTGTTGCGTGCTGTGTTGGCGTTGCTGGCGGGGCTGGAGGAGACGGAGCGGGAGTTGGCCGGGACGCGGGGAATGAGCGCGGAGGATCGGGCGGTTACGGTGGGTCGGATGGCGATGGCGGGCGAGGCGCAGGAGCGGATTCTGGAGGTGGTGGAGGAGGCGAGGAAGAGGAGGAAATGAGGGAATTTCAAATTTGAAATCTCAAATTTCAGATGGGGAAGGGAATTTTTGAGAGGGAAACGATAGGGAAATTGTCGAAATTGGCGAAATTGGCGAGATTGGGAAGTTGGGGGGTGGACAGGATTGGGGGGAGTGGTAAAAGTGGGGGCGTAGGGACGGATGCGCACGGGACGCTTTTCCCGGGATCAAACCTTAGTGATGGGGAGAATCATCATGGGCAAAGATGCCAAGAATGCTGGAGCGGCGGGCGCGGCGGATGCCGGAACGGCCGTGGATGCGGATGCGGATGCGGGTGCGTTGGATGATGTTTATGCGGGGCTGGATGAGTTGTCGGATAAGGACAACAAGGAGACGGCTCGCGTGGACGCTCGCCCTCCGGCGGATGAGGATAAGGATCCGGCGGATGAGGGTGATCCGGCGGATCAGGCGGATCCGGAGGATGGTCAGTTTGGGGATGGCGAGCTGGCGGGGTTGGGCGCGAAGGCGCAGGAGAAGGTGAATGCGCGCATTCATGGGTTGAATGTGAAGCGGAAGGATGCGGAGGCGAAGGCGGCGGAGCTGGAGGGCCGGTTGAAGGAGTTTGACGGCCAGCTCGATGCGGCGCATGTGTCGCTGGCGGTGGCGAGTGGATTGCCGCCGGAGTATGTGACGGCGGCGGAGGCGAAGACGCTGGAGCGGTATCAGAAGCTGCGGATGTGGAAGCGGTGGTGTAATGCGCACCGCGAGGGCTATGAGGGCGACGGTGATAAGGAGGCAATGTCGGTGGCGGAGGTGGCGGAACGCGGGGCGGCGATTGAGGATGAGTTGCTTGACTTGGCAGGGCCGGCGCAGAGTCTGTTGCGGGAGCGCGCAAAGCAGTGGCGGGCGGATGCGGAGGCGGGGCGGCGGTTGCGGTTGGCCCGGGAGCAGGGACGTAAGCCGGGGACGGCGGTGCGTCCGAAGCCTCCACGATTGCCGCCAGGTGGCGGTGCAGGCGGTGGCGGCGCCGCGCGGCGGCCGCCGGTGAGTGCCGGCGGGCAGAAGGAACGCGGGGCGATGGATGATAAGGAGTTTGCGGAAGACGGCGCTGATGAGTCGGCGCTGGAGAAGCAATATAAAAAAATATTCGGGGATGGGTAGAAGAGATTTGAGATTTCAAATTTGAAATTTCAGATTTTGGCGAACCGGTCCCTGGGAGGAGGCAGTTATGGCGGGTATCTATGAGCGGGGTTTGGCGGGCCGGTTGAAGGTGGCGGATGTGGGGGATAAGATTTATGTCGCCCAAGGTGAGGTGGTGCCGTTTTCGCGGTTGTTGAAGCGCGGTAAGAAGCCGACGGAGTTGACGGTGGCGTGGCCGGCGCAGCGGTGGGATGATGTCGGGTTCGACGGTCTGTTGGATGGCTCGGATATGGCGGAGTTTTCGCACAGTAACCGGGATATGATTGAGGGCTGTGTGATGTGGCTTGGGACAAATGGCTGGATGGTGAGCCGTTTGGCAGGGCTGACAAAGTCGCATGGCGTGGCGGGCGGGGAGATGGCAAAGCAGGCATCGGATGATGGCTTGAAGCTGGCGCGGATGCAGGAGAAGCAACTGCTCTCCGATATGGAGTGCTCGGTGGAGAGCGGTGCGGTACCGTGGCGGAGCCGCGGGGTGATGAAGTGGCTGAGTGCGACGGCGCAGGCGTTCAAGCCGGTGCCGGAGAAGTATCGTCCGGCGGCGGGTTGCGTGTATGAGGGCGCGCTGGCGTCGTTTGGGTCGAGTAATATGGAGACGATGCTGGAGGCGGCGGCGACGCAGAAGGAAGGGCCGGTTGACCTGGAAGGGTTCTGCGGGATCAAGCTGAAGAGTCAGATGAGCTCCTGGGCCCAGCGGCATGTGGAGGATGTGAACACGGCGCAGGCGCTGGTGCGGTATAATGTGAATCAGAACGAAAAGAAGTTGATGAAGGTGGTTGACTTTTTTGTGTTCGATTCGGGGCGTGTGAAAACATTCCCGACGTGGTTCCTGATGCATGATCCGGTGACGGGGCTGCCGACGGCGTATACGCCGCGGTCGGGCGCGTTCTTGGATTTGCGGATGTGGGAATTGCGGTTCATGGATAATCCGGCGGCGTATGTGGAGCCGGCGAAGCGGGGCGGCCCGCGCGGGTATCATGATGCGGTTTACACGCTGGTGTGTCATAACCCGACAGGGCAGTGCGCGGTGCGGGCGAATACGTAAGGGACTGAAGGGACCGAAGGGACGAATGGGACGGAAATGACGGATGTGTGGCCGGGCCGGAAACGGCCCGGCTGCTGATAACAAGGAGGACGGGATGAAGAGGATGTTTTTGGTTTGGGCGGTGGTTTTTGCGGTGGCGGGGGCATGGCATGCCATGCCCGTACGGGCGGCGGATGCCTGGTTGCGGCCGTTGACGGAGCAGGAGCGGGCGTTTTATGGGGCAACGCATGAGGTGGCGCTGACGTTTGAGGATCTAACGGAGACGACGACGAATACGGCGGAGGTGGTGTCGTTTGCGGTGGCGTCGAATACGGCGGTGCAGGGTGTGTTGCTGAAGGTGGATGAGGCGTTTGTGGGGCCGACGAATAATCATTATACGCTGTCGCTGGAGGTGGGGGATGCGGGTGATACGGATCGTTATTTCACGGCGACGGAGTTGTCGAGCGTGGCGACGAATGCGTGGATTAAGTGGCCGCGGAGCACATGGAATGCGGGGGAGAGTAATAATGTGAGTCTGGCGTATGGTGAGTATGTGTTTACGGCGGCGAGCACGACGGGATTGCAGTTTAAGGTGACGCCGGCAACGTCGGATGCGACGGGGACGTGTACGGCGGGGAAGGTGCGGGTGCTGTTGCGGTTGTTTGGTTTTTGATTTGTTAACCCCAAATGAGGGCTGAAGTGCCCTCGCATGATCGGCCGGCGTTGACCGCTACCCCGCGGTACTAGCTGCCTCCCCAGGCAGGGCGCCGGTTTGATCTTTTGGGGGATGCGGGTAAGAGCGGCTCGCAGGGACGCTCGCCCTCCAGTGGATGGGGGGGGGATCGGACGGATTGGACGGATCTGACGGATCGAGGAGGGGATGATGTTTGATGAGGTAAATGGGGCGGGTGGGGATGGGTTGTTGTCGGAGCCGACTTTGACGGAGTTGAAGTCGGAGATTGACGCGATTAATGCGGAGGCGAAGGAGTTTGTTTGGGGTGGTCGGTGTGATACGGATGGGGTGCGGTTTTGCCGGTGGAATAATCAGTTTGCGGATGGGCTGAAGCATGGGGTGGATGGCGAGGAGGAGCCGGAACCGTTCGAGGGGGCAAGCGATATGCGGGTGCGTATCGCGGATGGGTTGATTAATGAGGAGGTGTCGTTGCTGGTTTTGAGCGCGATGCGGGCGCAGATTCATGTGTCTGGGGTGGAGAGTTCGGATCGGGAGCGGGCGGGGGATATGGCGATTGTGTTGCGGTGGGTGGTCAGGAATTATTTTGGGGCGCGTTGGGTGCGTGAGCTGATCAAGCTGGCGAATTATTATTGCGGGGATTCGCCGGCGGTGGCGCTGATGGGGGTGTATTGGCGGCGTGAGGTGGCGTTGCGGATGGAGAGTCTGGATGTGGAGAAGTTGATGGGGCTGTATCTGGGGCAGGTGACGGAGCGGCTGGCGGAGGGTGGGGTTGAGGATGGTGAGTTGATCCAGGCGGAGGCGGCGCAGGCGGCGGAGGATTTTGCGGTGGCGCTGGGGAGCGGTGATATGGGGGAGGATGTGCTGGGTGAGGTTTTGGTGGAGTTTTTCCCGGGGTTGCGGCCGGCGCGGGCGCGTAAGGTGATTCGGGAGTTGCGGGAGAAGGGGTTGGCGGAGTTTCCGGCGCCGTATGTGAAGGAGAATGGGCCGGAGGTGAGCGCGAAGCGTTTGTATGAGGATTGGTTTTTGCCGTTGAATACGGGGGATTTTCAGCGGGCACGGGTGTATTTTGAGGTGGAGTGGCTGTCGAAGGCGGAGGTGATCGAGCGGATTACGTCGGATGGGTGGAGCAAGGAGTTTGTGAAGGAGGTGGTGGGGGAGCTGGGGACGGATGGGGTGCGGGTTGGGGGGCATGAGGGGTCGGCGGCATTTCCGGAGTATTGGCGGGATGATGTGGGGACTTTGCGGGTGCGAGAAAGCCGGCATTATAAGGGGCTGTATCAGATTGTGACGGCGTATTACAAGGCCACGAATGAGGATGGTGTGCCTGGGAAGTATTACGTGGTGTTGCATAAGGATGTGGAGGTGGCGGCGACGGGGCGGCGGTTGATTGATTATGACCACGGGAAGTATCCGGGGCATGTGTTTGCGCGTGAGGTGCTGACGGGGCGGGTGCTGGATAGCCGGGGGCTGGCGGAGCTGGCGGGGACGTATCAGGGGTTGTTGAAGGTTTATTGCGATTCGTTTGGGGATCATGCGCAGATTGCGGGGGTGCCGCCGGTGATTACGCGGAATCGGCAGCGGCAGGGTGCGTTGCATATCAAGCCGCTGGGGGAGTTGCAGGCGAAGAGGGAGGGTGATTATGCGTGGATGAATCCGCCGGCGTATCCGCGGACGGTGGTGGATATGGTGAAGGAGTTGCGCCGGCAGGTGGATGAGTATTTTGGGCGGCGGAATCCGGAGGTGGCGGAGGATATGGTGGATTTGCGGCGTGAGTTCCGGGTGCTGTGGTTTCTGATTAATCTGCGGGAGGTGCTGGTGCAGATCATGCAACTGTGCCAGCAGTATATGCCGGATGAGATGGTGCAGCGGATCACGAATCGGGCGGGTGAGGCGATTTTCCGGAGTCGGGAGGAAATTCAGGGGCAGTATGATGTGGATTTGCGGTTTGATCCGCGTGATTTTGATCCGGAGTTTTTGAAGGGGGTCGGTGAGGTGGTGAAGGATTTGCTGCTGGCGATGGATCGGGATAAGACGATCCGGACGGCGCCGATTGTGTCGAATTTGCTGTGGCGGCTGGCGCCGGATATGGCGGCGGAGTCGCTGGTGAATGTGGATGAGGCGAATCAGGCGGAGACGGATGAGGAGATTAAGGCGTATCAGGAGATACGGGCGGGGCGTGAGCCGGATTTGCCGGATGATGGGAGCATTAATTACGCGCTGCGGCTGGAGCTGTACCGGAATATGGAGGGGATGAACCCGGATATTTACAAGGATATGGCGGGGGATAAGGTGGCGATTTTGCAGAGCCGGTTGCAACGGCTGGAGACGCTGGGGCAGCAGTTTGGGGAGAATGTGCAGATTGGGCGGGAGGGGGGGAAGCGGGCGCTGGGGGCGGGAATTTGAGATTTGAGATTTGAAATTTGAGATTGCGCCGCGGAAGCGGCGCGGAGGGAGGGGAAGATGATAACGGGTGAGGCGTTGCGGGAGGCGGAAGCGCGGGATCGTGAGTTGTTTGCGGCGCGGATGAGGAACGGGGTGGGGCGGTTTGGGAAGTCGGGACGGCTGGTGCGTCAGATTTCGACGGTGGCGGTGATGAATGCGGTGAATACAGAGGGGTGTGCGGTGTTGTCGGCGGATGCGGATGGGTATTGGCGGGATCCGGATCGGCGGTATTTTGGGGGGGTTGATGGGGCGGCGGGCGGGGTGGGTGTGATGCGGAACCGGCATGGTCGGGTGAGTTGGCGGAAGGTGTACGGGGGATCGGGGGAGGGATCG